TAAAAAGAAATAATGGCAACTAAAAAAACGATAGAACTTGAAGTAAACACGAATGCCGAACAAGCTAAAAAAGGCATTGACGATTTAGGGCAAAGTGTAGACAATTTAAACCAAGCCGAAAAAAAGGTTCAAAAGACGAACAAAGATTTACACGCTTCATTTGAAGAAGTTTATGGTGAAGTAAAACCATTGACTGCACAAATGGGTGAAATGGAAGACCGTCTTTATCAAATGGCTTTAGCTGGTGACACGGCAAGTAAAGAATTTAACGACTTGTTAACTGAAGTTGGTAGGTATCGAAAAGTACAAATAGATACCGATATGGTTGTAGATGCAAGTGCGACTACTATGTCACAAAAACTTGGTGGTGCTATTCAAGGTGCTGCAAGTGGTTTCGCTTTGGTTCAAGGATCAATGGCTTTATTTGGTACTGAATCCGAAGCATTAGAAGAAACGCTTTTAAAAGTTCAAAGTGCTATGGCAATAACGCAAGGTCTTGAAGGATTGCGTGAAGGTGCTAAAAGTTTCAAAGCTATGGGAATGGCTGCAAAAGGTGCTTTTAAATCTATTAAAGTTGGAATGGCTGCAACTGGCATAGGTTTATTACTTGTTGCCGTTGGTGCTATCGCTGCGTATTGGGACGATATAGTTGGCGCTTTAGATAGTTCACAAGACAAGGTTGACGCTTTAAATAAAGAATACGAGCAAGGTGAAGTTATCTTAAAAAACCAAAAAGCACAGATGGATATTCAGCTACAAATAATGGAAGCTGAAGGTGCAACCGAAGAGGAAATACACAAAATTAAATTAGCACAATTAGACACCGAAATTGAACACGGGAAGTTACGTGTGAAAATAGCACAACAACAAAAAGAAGCTGATGTTGAACAAGCTAAACGACAAAACAAGATTTTAAAATTAGCAATTAACGTAATTACTGCTCCTATTAATGCTATTATAAAAGGCTACAATGCAGTTGCTGAAGCATTAGGTTTTGGTGGCATTAGTACAATAGGTGCAGCCGTAGCTGACTACTTTATTGATGTGGACAATATTGCAAAAGAAGGACAAGCATCTATTGACCAAGCAAATCAAGATTTAAAATTATTAGAAGGGCAAAGAGAACTTTTACAAGTTAAATTTAATAAACAACAAAAAGATAATGCTAGAGCAAATGTTGAAACTGCAAATGAAAGAAAAAATGCATTGTTAGCTATTGAACGAGAATTATTTGATAAGCGTCTTGCGTTAAGAGAGGAGTCAGAACAAAAGGAGATAGCATTAGCAAAGGAAACTAATAAAAGAGAAATTGAAGATTTAAAAAAACGAAGAAAAAATGGCGAATTAAATTTTTTACAATTTCAACAATTTAGAATTGTAACACAAAACAAATTAAATAAAGATTTAAAGGATATTAATGACAAATATAGAGCAGAAGAACTTGAAGCAGAAAGAGAACAACAACAAAAAGAAATAGAATTACAAGATAAGCAATTTAAACTTTTAGATGAATTAAATTCTACACAACAAGAAAAAGAAATAGCAAGTTTAGTAGAATCTTACGAAGCAAAATTTGAACTTGCTGAAGGTAACGCAGAACTTGAACTTGCTCTTGAACAAAAGTTAGCTGAAGATATAAAAGCTATAAACGACAAATTTAGAAAAGAAGAAGAAGACGCAAATAAAGCTTCTAACGATAAAAAAGTAAAAGAATATGCACAAGCTTGGGATTTACGTTTTAGCGTAGCCAATGATTCTTTACGTGCAATAAATGATGTGGTACAAGCTTTTGCTGGTGAAAGTGAAGAACAACAAAAACGTGCATTTAATGTAAATAAAGCCGTAGGAATAGCACAAGCCGTTGTTAGTACGGCTCAAGGTATAATGGCACAGTTAGCAGTTCCACAAGATGCATTAACTGGAATGAACTTTGTAAAAGCTGGAATAGTTGCAGCAACTGGTGCTGCACAAATAGCTACAATAGCAAAAAGTAAATTTCAATCAAGTAGTAGTGGTGGTGGTGACACACCTTCAGTTGACTCAAGTGCTGGTGGTGGAATGGGACAACCAAGTTTTAACGTTGTAGGCGATAGTGGAATAAACCAACTTGCTGAATTACAAATGCAACCAACACAAGCTTTTGTAGTTAGTGGTGACATTACAACGGCACAAAGTTTAGACCGTAATAAAATACAAAACGCAACAATATAAATTTTTTTAGTTATATAGATATGAAAATTATCGAACTTGTTTTGAACGAAGATGACATTAATAGTGGTGTTGATGCAGTAAGTGTAGTAGAAAATCCAGCAATAGAAGAAAATTGGATAGCACTAAAAAAACACGAAATACAATTAAAAACGATAAACGAAGAAAAGCGTATTTTAATGGGTGCTGCCTTAGTACCTAAAAAACAAATATACCGACGCAACGAAAAGACGAATCAAGAATACTACATTTACTTTTCCAAAGAAACAATAAGAAAAGCAAGTCAACTATTTTTAAAGAAGTCAAACCAAAGCAACGCAACAATAGAACACGCAAAAAAAATTGATGGTATGACCGTCGTCGAAAGTTGGATAGTGGAAGACACTAAAAAAGATAAAAGTGCTTTATACGAATTTAATGTTCCAGAAGGTACTTGGATGATAGCAATGAAAGTTGACAACGATGAGGTATGGAAAAAAGTAAAAGACGGTGAAATAAAAGGCTTTTCAATAGAAGGTTATTTTGCAGAAAAAGTTGAAGCAAGTAAGCAAGAATTTAAGTCGGTTGTAATAGATGACGAACTTGCAATAATAGATGACCGAACGGCATATAGTACAAAAGAAAAAGCTTTAAAGGTTGCAAAAGATATAGGATGTGATGGTTTTCATACACACGACTTTGAAGGTAAAACTTGGTTTATGCCTTGCGAACAACATTCTTTAAGCGAAGAAATACCAACAATAGATTTAAAAAAACCTTGCACAAGTGGTTATGAAATGATAGGCTTTAAAATAAAAGGTGGTCGAAAAGTACCCAATTGTGTACCTATAAAAAATTCTACGCAATTAGAAAGTTATAGCGACTATCCACAAGCAGTAAGTAACAATGCAAAACGTGGTATAGAACTAAACGAAAAAAACAACAATAAGTGTGCAACGCAAACTGGTAAAGTTAGGGCGCAACAATTAGCAAAAGGCGAACCAATAAGTGAAGAAACAATTTCACGTATGTATTCTTATTTAAGCCGTGCTAAAACTTACTACGATGACGCTGACACAAACGACTGTGGTAATATATCTTATTTGCTTTGGGGTGGTTTAGCTGCACTACGTTGGTCTGAAAGCAAACTAAAACAACTTGGTAAGTTAGAAGCTACAAAGCAAGAACGTGACAAGCAAATAGTTGAAGAACTTAAAAAAATGATTAAGGAATACGAAAGTAAAAAGAAGAAAAAGAAGAAAAAAAAATATCCTAAAAAATAAAAAATGAATACAACGAAAGCAGTTTATAACAAACTATTCAGTAAAAAGACGGAACTTGAAACGCACAAAGTTGAACTTGGTGCTATACAAGATTTAGAAAAACTACAAGTAGAATCGAGTAAGTTTTATAATAAATATGTTAACGAAATGGATTCAGCAAAAGCAGTATTAAGTTCAGCTATAAAAATTGCACAAAAGTCAGTTGAAAAAAATAAAGAAGCTTTAAAATTACGAAATAACGTAGAAGCTATTGCAAAAGATATTGGTATGCCATTACCTAAATCAGTAACACAAATTAATCCAAAAGTAGCTTTAGAAATATCAGAAAAAGATTTAAAAACAATGCAATCTTTATTTAAACAATTTAAAGTAAGATAAATGCGAAAGCCTAAAAAAAGACGAACCAAGAAAAACGCAACACCAAGTAAGACTTCACCAAAAGGAAGTAAAAGAGGTTGTTTATGCGATGACAATACTTACCACGTAGACTGCTGCGATGGTACTTTACACGCACAAGGAATAGGTAAAATTTAACCTTAAACGCAACAAATTAAATTTAAATAGTTATATAGTTATGAACACACAAAAATCCGTTTACAATCGTTTATTTTCTGAACCAAAGAAAACCGAACTTGAAACACATAAAGTAGAATTAAGTCTTGCAAAAGATATAGCTTTATTAACAAGTGATGCTAAAAACTTAATAGAAAATAATACTGAAGAAGCAAAAAAAGTTTTAGAATTAAAAAAAAGAACTTTAAAAAATGTTGATAATTCAAAAAGTTTGCTTCAAAAAATGTTAAAAACTGCTGATAATTTAGAAAAAATGGCAGAAGATTTAGGTGTAAAACCAAGTAGTGTTAAAGGTTTTAATAGTTTTAATAAAGCACTTGAAGATTTATCAAAATTAAAATTTAATATTGAAAAACTTTTAAATTAAAATAAAATGGCAGCACGTCATACAAGCAAATGTTCTACGATGTTGCCATTATAATTTTTGAATATAAATAAATAATAAAAATGAATACAACTGAAATTTTAACAAAGATAAAAACACTTTTAGGTGTTGAAAGCGAAGTAGTAAGACTTGCACAAATGAAACTTGAAGACGGTTTAACAATCGTTGAAAGTGACTTTGAAGCTGGTGCTGAAATAATGATAGTAACCGAAGACGGAAAAGTAGCAATGCCAGTAGGCGACTATACACTTGAAGATGGTCGTTTAATCGTTGTTAAAGAAGAAGGTCTTATCGAAGAAATCAAAGAAGCTAAAGAAGAAGAAGTTACCGAAGAAGTAGTTGAAGAAGAAGCGAAATCTGAAGAAAAAGAAGAATACGCTGAAGAAACGAAAACACCTAAAAAGGTTATCGAATCAATTACAAAGGAATCTTTCTTTAGTGAAATCGAAAAACTTAAAGAAGAAAACGAAACTTTGAAAAAAGAACTTGAAGGTTTAAAATTAAGTTCTGAAGAAACTTCAGTTGAAAACACGAAAGAAGAAGTAAAAGAAACTACTGAAGTAGAACTATCTACTGAAGAAGAACCAAAACCAATAGTGTTCAATCCAGAAAACAAAAAAGAAGTTGAAGGATTTAAGTACGGTCAAAATAGAATGCGTACAACACTTGATAGGGTGATGGATAGATTAAGCGAATAAAAAATAAATTATAAATTAAAAACTAAAAAAATGGGTGTATCTTTAACCTCAACGTATGCTGGTGAATTTAGTGGAAAATATATTTCTGCTGCTTTACTTTCAGCACAAACTTTAGACAAAGGTCTAATTACTGTAATGCCAAACGTAAAATACAAAAGTGTTTTACAAGTTGGTTCATACAATGACATCGTTGCAAACGCAACTTGTGACTATACTGCAAGTGGAACATTAACACTTTCAGAAAAAATTATTCAACCAGAAGAGTTCCAAGTAAATGTGGACATCTGCAAAAAAGATTTAGTTAATTCTTGGGAAGCTGAACAAATGGGTTACTCTGCATTTGATAAATTAGCACCAAGTCTTTCTGACTTTGTTATTGCACATACTGCTGCAAAAGTTGCTTCTAAAATCGAATCTAACATTTGGGCTGGTCAAACTGCTACTGCTGGAGAATTTCAAGGTTTCTATTATTTAGCTACTGCTGGTGGTTCTGGATGTGTTGCCGTAACTGGTACTGGTGTAACTGCAGGGAACGTAATAACTGAAATGGGGAAAGTAGTAGATGCTATTCCACAAGCAGTTTACGGTCAAGAAGACGTATTTATTTATGTTGCTCCTAACGTAGCAAGAGCATATATCCGTGCTTTAGGTGGATTTGGAACATCAGGTTTAGGTGCTAACGGTGTAAATTCTGCTGGAACTACTTGGTTCAATAACGGTGGTCTTTCTTTCGATGGTATTCCAGTTGTTGTTGCTCAAGGTTTACCAGCATCTTCAATGATGGCTGCACAAAAATCTAATATGTTCTTTGGAACTGGACTGCTTTCGGATTTAAATACTTGCCAAATCGTAGATACTTCTGCAACTTTGGGAGATAGAAACTTGAGAGTTATTATGAGATTTACTGCTGCTGTTGCAATGGGAATCAATTCTGACGTAGTTATCTACGCATAAGACTAATTAACGGTGGGGTGTAAAAACCCCACTTATTTATAAACTTTAAAAAACTAAAAATATGTCGTGTGATATAATAGGTGGAAGAACGGAGCAATGCAAAGACGCAGTTTCGGGATTACACGCAATCTATTTGGTGAACTATGGCGATTTAGACTTTCCAAGTTTAAATCAATACGGAACATCGGATAATACTGACCAAATCGTTTCAGTACAAAGTGATGGTTTATCATTTAGTATTTATAAGTTTGAACTTAAAGGTGCAAATTCATTTGAGCAAACAATAAATAGTTCACGTGAAAACGGAACTACATTCTTTGAGCAAACGCTTACAGTTCAACTTAAAAGACAAGATGTTAAAAGTACCAAGAATATAAAACTTATTTCTTACGGAAGACCAAGAATAATTATTCACGCAAGAGGTGACCAATTTTTCTTAATGGGACTTGACCAAGGATGTGATGTAACTGCTGGTACAATTTCAAGTGGTTCTGCACTTGGTGACTTTAACGGATATTCTTTAACCTTTACTGGAATGGAAGAATTACCAGCTAACTTTATCAATGCAACTAACGAAACTGAATTGAAGCTTTTACTACAAAACGGTGCTGGTGGTACTGGTAACTGTACAATTGTAACTTCATAAAAGACTTTTCTTTACTTTTATACTTGTGTTTAAGGGGCTTATTTCGGTAAGCCCTTTTTTTATTAGAAACAAAAACACGAAAATTAGTTATATAAGTATGGTTATCTTAACGACATCAACTTCTGCACAAACTTTTAAGTTTATACCACGTTCTAAAACTTACGATGGTTTATATATAACCGATGAAAGCACGAATGTAGAAAGCCAAATAACTATTACTTCTTCAGCATCTAACGACTACTATGAAACTATAACGGCAAGTTATACTTTAAAGGAAGGTCGTTTTTACACTTTAGAAGTTCGTAATGGCACAAGTGTAGTATTTAAAGGTAAAATATTTTGTACTGACCAAACGGTTAGTTCATATAGCGTTAACCACAATGTATATACGCAACACACGACAACTAACGATTTTTTAATGTATGAGTAATTTACACGTTTTAAATTTAGCAGCTTACGAAGCACCTGAAGTAGTAGAAAACAATAAGGAAAATTATATAACCTACGGCGATAATAATGACTACTACGACTTCTTAATAGATAGGTACAAAAATAGTGCGACAAACAACGCTATAATAAACAATATAAGCAAGTTTGTATATGGCAAAGGGTTAAATGCTATTGATGCTTCCAAGAAAGCAAACGAATACGCACAAATGGTTATGTTGTTGGATAGTGACGAACTTAAAAAGGTTATTCTTGACTTTAAAATGTTAGGACAAGCAGCGTTCCAGGTACACTATTCTAAAGACCATAAAAAAATTGTTAAGGTTTACCATATGCCAATACAATTAATTGCACCTGAAAAATGTGACGAACACGGAAAAATAAACGGATATTACTATTCAGACAATTGGAAAGACACAAAAAAGTTTCCACCAAAGCGAATACCAGCTTTTAACACTTCACGAGAAAAAGTAGAAGTATTATGTTTTAAGAACTACACGGTTGGAATGAAGTATTTTGGTTGTGTTGACTATCAAGGTGCTATTAGCTATGCAGTTTTAGAAGAAGAAATTGCCGACTACTTAATTAACGAAGTACAAAACGGTTTTAGTGGCACAAAGGTAGTTAACTTCAATAACGGAATACCTACCGAAGAACAACAAAGTATTATTTCTAATAAGGTAATTTCTAAAATAACTGGTTCAAACGGTCAAAAAGTTATCGTTGCGTTCAATGCTGACGAAACAAGCAAGACTACAATAGACGATATACAACTAAATGACGCACCAGACCACTACACTTATTTAAGTGAAGAATGTATGCGTAAAATAATGTTAGGTCATAACGTAACTTCACCACTTTTATTTGGTATTGCAAACGCAAATGGCTTTAGTTCAAATGCCGACGAATTAAAAAATAGTTCTATACTATTTGAAAATATGGTTATTAAGCCTATACAACACGTTTTAATAGATGCTATTGATAAAATACTTGCTTTTAATGGTATATCGCTAAAGCTTTATTTTAGAACGTTACAACCGTTAGAATTTAAAGATTTAGACGGTTATAAAGACGAAGAACAAGAAGAAGAAGAAACTGGATATAGTTTTAGTAAAGACCAAGAAAAAAGCGATTTAGAACTTGTTGAAAAATTAGCTGAATTTGGCGAAGATGTTCCCGACAATTGGCTATTAGTAGACGAAAGCGAAGTGGACTATGATAACGAAGAAGAACTTGACTTGGCAATAGAAAAAGCAAACAAACCAAAAAACCTACTTTCTAAAGCTTACGAATTTGTTTCAAGTGGTATGGCTTTTCCTAACGCAAAAAGTGAACAAGATATAACCGTAGATGGTATTCAATTCTTTACACGTTATCGTTACGCTGGTACGGTACAAAAAAACACAAGACCATTTTGCCGTGAAATGATAAGACGAAATAAGATTTATCGTAAAGAAGATATTATACGAATGGAAACAACACCAGTAAATGAAGGTTGGGGTGCTAAAGGTGCAAATACATATTCGGTTTGGTTCTACAAAGGAGGAGGTTCTTGCAGACATCGTTGGAATCGTGAAGTGTATGCACAATTTGAAGATGCTGGTTTAAATATTAATGACCCACGAGTTAAACCAATAGCACAAAGACGAATTAAAAAATACGGTTATGACCCTAAAAAAGGAGTTTTAAAAAACGATAAAAAAGTAGCACAAAGGACAAGAGAAATGAAAAATAGGGGGTTTTTAGAACCTAAAAATTTTACAACACCAGTAAACGAAAACTAAAATGGCAAACGTTCTTTTAATATCACGAAACGACATCACACGCTATACGGCTTTAAACGGTAATATAGACGTAGATAAGTTTATACAATTTATTTATATAGCACAACAAATTCACGTTCTAAATTATCTTGGTACGGACTTACTTGAAAAGGTAAAAGCCGACATCGCTGGAAGTAGTTTAACGGGTAATTACCAAACGCTTGTAGAAACCTATGTAAAACCGATGTTAGTGCATTATAGTATGGTTGAATATTTACCATTTAGTGGTGTGACTATTTCAAACAATGGCATCTATAAACATAGTGCTGAAAATAGTACGGTTATAGACCAAGACGAATTAGAAAAGCTTATAGCAGCAGAACGCAAAATAGCTGAACACTATGCAACAAGGTGTGTGGACTATTTATGTAATAATAGTAATTTGTTCCCCGAATACACATCGAACACGGGTTCAGATTTTTCACCGAGTTCTGACGTAAATTTCACTAATTGGTATATATGAAAAAAACACGAATAAGCAAACCAAAGAAAATAAACATATTAAGGTTAAAAAAATACTTAAAACAAAATGGCAGAAAAGAAGATAAGTCAATTAACTGCGAAAGGTAGTAATTTAGAAGAAACCGATTTATTAATTATAAGTAAATCTGATGGAAGTGGTGGTTACGACTCAAAGTATATTACTGGTGCAGAACTTAAAAGTTTAACCGTAAACACACAAACAAATAGCTATACATTTGTATTAACCGATGCTAATAAGCTTGTTGAATTAAACAACGCAGCAACCAAGACTTTTAGTTTACCAGTAAGTTCAGTTGCTAACTTTCCAATAGGCACAAAAATAAAAGTTGCACAACTGGGTGCTGGACAATTAAGAATTGCCGCAGTAGCTGGAACTGGGGCTCAAACAATTAACTCTTGTTGTGGCTCTAAAATTTCAGCGCAATACGGTGTTGCTACTTTATTAAAACGTGCTACGGATGAATGGTATTTATATGGTGATTTAACAACTTAAAAAAATTAAAATGGCAGTAACTAACGGATGGGGACAAGGTGTAGAAAACAACACGATAGAATGGGGAAAAGGAAAAGACAACTCAACCAATGATTGGGGTAAAGTTTATGAAACAAGTGCAAGTGGAGATACTCTTTTAGAAGTTGCAACGCCAAGTTTTTCTAACACTAAATCGCTTGACTTCGATGGCGTAGACGACTTTTTAAAGACAAGTTCTGCTTATACTACTTTAAATGGAGCAACAAATGTAAGTTTTTCAATGTGGCTTAAACCTATTAGTGCTGGTTCTACTTTACGAATGGTTTTCCAAATTGGTCGAGGTGGAGCAGTTAATACTTATGACAGCCAATGTCAATTATTTTTGTATGAGGGGCAAAGAATAGATTTTAGTATTAATATTAGTTCTAAATTTGGTAGAGGTAACATAAGCACTTTAACATATGGCAGTTGGAATCATTTGGTAGTTGCTGTTGATTTAACGCACGGTTCAAACCCAGAATGTCAAATGTTTTTAAATGGTGCAGATGTAACAATAAACGATAATATGGGAGGGATAAATAGCTTTCCAACTGCAACCGATGAATTATATGTAGGAGAAAGTAAAACTGGAAAATTAAACCCATTTAACGGTGGTATAGACGAATTTGCAATATATAACGGTACTACTTTAACACTTGCTCAAGCACAAGCTATTTATAATCAAGGAGGAACAGCTAAACCAGGCGATTTATCATTATTAACGCCATCTCCAACATTATGGTATAGAATGGGCGATAATGATACGTTCCCAACTATAACAGATAATGTAGGAAGCGAAAATGCAACAATGACAAATATGGTTGCCGCTGATATTGTTACAGATGTGCCTTAATAATTAAAAAATGGATAAAAATAATTTAACTTACGCTATAATTAGCATTGACGATTTACCTAAAGTTGACTTTGGGCAAGTAGGCGAAACATCGCAAGATACAATTCGCAAAAGTGTAGATTTAACAAAGTTTGTTTTAAAGTGGGTTGTAGAACCTAATTTTATACACGATGAAACTATCGTGCCTATACAATGTTTAAACCACGAACAAGTTTTAGAATTAATGGCTACGGATGAGTGGACTGAACCAATAGAAGAAGATGCAGAATAGTAGCCATATACGATTTTTAGGTGCTATTGTATTTATTTGCAGTTTAGCAACTGGTTCGGCTTTAATAGCAGATGGTCAAGAAAGTTTGCCATCTTTTTTTGGTGGCATATTATTAATTAGTTATACATTATTACAATTAGTTGTTGGACTTTATAGAAACGATGAAGGAGAAGATTTTTAATGTAGGTTTTAAAGAATTTTTAAAATCGCCATTTAGCGTTATATTTTTTTTCGCTATAATATTATTATGTTGGTTAGGTAGGTATTTACTTGACTCAAAAGAAACGGAAATAAAAACACAAAAAGAACAATTAAAGGAATGCGACGAAGAAAGAAAACACGACAAACTATTACTTCAAGATTTAGTTTTTGAAAACCAAAGAAAGCATAAGCTTGAAGATAAATTAAATAACGATGGAAAATAAATACATAATTATAGCTGCAATCATAAGTTTATTTGGTACTTTTTTTGAACCAACAGTAAGAAAAGAAATTAAAAAACCTAAACAAAGCCATATAACGCAAGATGCAGAAATATGTATAGATTCACTACGACACGTTAACGATAGTCTAATAGACGCTTTAAGAATAGAAAATAGCGTACTAAAAAACGAAAACACGAAACTAAAAAGAATTCGCAAACATCAATGGCGAAAGTAAAAATGGAAACTGGTCGAACTTGGTTAAATAGATTGATAACCGAATCAAGGTTAGGACATAAACACGAAGCTTATAAAACCGAAGAAGAAGCACTAAACAATAAAGTATATACGTATGAATCTTTAAGTATTACCGAAAAGATAATTTACGACAAATTAGAAGAAAATGGTAAGGAGTTACACGGATAAAGAACTATTAGACAAAGTACAAGAAATAAAAAACTTTAAAGGCATACCAAATGAGTATTGGCTGCTTGGTGTAAGGTCAAAAGAAGACATTACAGACGTTTTTGACGATAAGATATATGTTTATTATGGTAGTATGTTTCACGCATTTTTAAGAGCAACTACAAATCCAGGTAAAGTATATTTAGAAGGTGGCTTTAAAAAATATAATAAAGAAGGTGTTGCCGTTCTTAAATCCGACTATTGGCACTATGACTGCTGGAAGTTTGGTTTACATCGTGGCAAGATGGAAGCATTAAGACAAGCTAAAGATATGCCTTACTATCGTGATGGAAATTTAAACGGTAAAAGCGAAGAAATAGGAAAGCTTTATACTGGAAAAATTGGTTTAAACTTTCACGGATCAACTTATCGAAAAGGTGCAGATATAAAACGTGACGAAATTGGTTATTGGTCAGCTGGTTGTCAAGTGGCTTCAGATAACCTTGTTTATCGTGAAGTAATAAAACTTTTTAAAGAAGCAAAACAAAGCTATTTTAGCTATTGCTTAATAAATGAATTTTAAAATAAATAATATGTATAATATGAAAAACGCAAAAAAACCGTTAGATATAAATATCGACACGAAGAATTTTGATGTAAAATTTAAAAGAGATAAGAAAAACGGAAAAACTTATCTCGAAATAGACACAGACAAAGTAGATGTAACTTATACTAAAGATGGTAATATATCAATTTTTAAGTTTGATACTGAAAGCGATGTTTTAGACTTCGAAATTAAAAAAGACGAACACGGAACAACGATTGATGTTAAGAGCAAATACAACTTATTAGGTAGGTTTGTAGCTTGGTGTTTAAATGGTAAAGCAAGAAGAGCAAAAAGACGTGCTGAAAGAGCAGCAAAGAAATGATAGAAACCGAAAGAATTACAAGAAACATAATTAAATTTACTTTTGATACTAACAACTTAAAATTAGCCGTTTTAAGCGACTTACATTGGGACAACCCTAAATGTAACCGAGAACTATTAAAAAGTCATTTAGATTATTGCTTAGAACACGATATAAACGTTTTTATAAATGGTGATATGTTTTGTTTAATGCAAGGCAAAGGAGATAGGCGAGGTAATAAGTCAGATGTACGACCAGAACACGCATTTAACAACTATTTTGATAGTATTGTAAATACGGCAGTAGAATGGTTTACACCGTATGCAAGTATTATTAAAGTAATATCTTATGGCAATCACGAAACGGCTATAATTAAGCACCAAGAAACGGATGTTTTACAAAGGTTTGTAGATATATTAAATTACAAATGCAATACAAATGTGCTTACTGGTGGCTATGGTGGTTGGTTATGGTTTTACTATAATCACCAAAATAATAAAAAAAGCTTACGTTTAAAGTATTTTCACGGTAGTGGAGGAGGAGGTGTAGTAACTAAAGGTGCTATTAACTTGACAAGAGCATTAACTAACTACGAAGCCGACATTTTTACAATGGGACATATACACGAAAATAGTGCAAGAACCGATGCTAAAGAAGTATTACATTCAAATGGATATACTTGCGAAGTAAAACATAAGTACATTCATTCTATGATAACTGGAACGTATAAAGATGAATATGTTGACGGCTTTGGTGGTTGGCATATTGAACGTGGCGCACCAGCAAAGGTTTTAGGTGGTCGAATTTTATCGATAAATATTTCAAGGAAACAAATAAATAAAATAAAAAAGACATTTGCTTTAGTAGATTCTTGTCAGTTTCCAATAATTTAGTATATTTGAACACTTCAAAGTAATTTTTTCAAATAATTGTGATTGGAAGCCGTTAGAAATAGCGGCTTTTTTCTTTGTATAAACATATAGTTTTAAACTTTTTTTAAAGAAAATGTAAATAGTTTGTAACTTTTTAGTTATATTTGTGTATAACAATTAAAAACAATTATGGAATTAGAAGAAGAAGAAATCAAAACGTGTGATTATTGCAATCACGAAATGTTAGCCGAAGACGGTGCTTTTTGTAGCGAAGATTGTGCAAAAGGTTATTTTAGCGACATCACTTAAATTTACAATTATGAAAAAAATAAATTGGACAGACCATATAGAAAGTCTTAAAAACATCTATAAATATGAGTTTTACTGGAATAGAAAAACACGAACCGAAAAAGGTAATTTCAACACCGAACACTACATAAAATA